ATCCAGAAGGGTTTCCATGTTCATCCATATACACAGTGAAAGCAGATACAGAGACAGATCTTACATTTTCATCTAATAATATTTCAATAATTTTATCAATTTCAGTATCATTTCCATTTTTAGCACTAATAGTGTTACGAATAATTCTACATGCCATATCCATAAATTCAGGTCGAAGGTTTCCATCAAAAGTTCCGAAATCTGCATCACATCCTAAGTTACTCTTTTCTTTCAAATCATGATATAACTTTGCCCATTGAGGAGATACAACATTTATTCCAACAGCATGAAACATTTTACCTTGCATTTTAGTCCATTCAGTCTTAAATTTACCAAGATACTTTTTAATCAAAATAACTTTATCAAAGGGTACATTTTTGAAAATTCTAGGTTTATCAACTTTACTAAGAGGTCTACACTCATCTTTAAGACAATCTTTATTAATAGACAGAGTTCGATAACCAAGGAGAGCTAATCTTTCAGTTTCTTTCATACTTTCAAATAATTTAACAGTATCAGGGTTTTCAAAATCAAATTCACGGTAGGTATTTCCTTGTTCATCTTGAAGCATTTTTGTGAAATGTTCTTTCTTATAACAATGACCATTTTCAGTTTGAGACCAAGGAATTCCAGCAGAAGTACGCATATCAAGGGGATGAGAATCAACATCATTAGGGTTTCCATTCAAAATTTCATAATTACTAGAAATACCGATATTCTTATCTTCAAATTGTTCAATATAATAGTTACTTAAATCAGATTCCATAGATTGCAAAATTGTGGGATCAATAACATTCTTAAAATATTTTCCGTATTTTTCTGTTCTGGTTATGAGAAGATTTGGTTGTCCATGAGCATCAAGACAGAGTTTTGATTTATCGTCAACTTGACTTGTACTAAGATGAGCAGGAGCATGTTTTACTTGAAATGAACCATGAAGAGGATGTTTCTTAATTCCAGTATTTGCAGCAGGTCTTGCGAGATAATTTAATTCACCGAGATATTCAAAATTTCCATTAGGCATATTTCCAGAGGGTACAAGAATACTTTCAATTTGATCCATAGTATCTACAATTGGGAATTTAGAAATATTTTGTTCAATAATTAGTTCAGAAAATTCTTCTTTAGCAATTACAGGCATCATAGAGTCAATTAAATCTTTTGTAACAATAGCAGAATAGGCACGATCTTCAGCGCCTACAACATGAAATCCAACAATTTTCTTATGAATAGAGTTATTAAAAGCAACTAAAACACCTCCACAATCGCCTGCGGAAGTAACTGGTGATAATGTCATTGTAGCTTGAACTTCATAAAGTTTTTCATATGTTTTAATGCCTGAGTATTGAAGGCAAATTTGTTTATGATTAACAGCAGATGCAGTAACAAGTTGACACAATCCAAGTACAGGTAAATGCTGGAGCACATAAATTCTTTCATTAGCAAATTTAATATATTCATCATCCGTGATCAAATTATTATAAAATCTTTGACTGAAAAGTACATGTTTGTTATCAAATTTCCATAAAGCTACATCACGATTTTCTTTCTTAGCAATCAAA